AGACGGTGCAGTTGATAAGATTACGGATGCTATAGCGAATAACTTGCGCGAGGTATTCCAAAACATGACGAAATAAAAAGATAAAATGCCTGCAAGAAAAGAAGGTGATAATATGGACTTCTACCTAACGGCTCCAAACGGGAGCCGTTTGCATTTTCCGATAAACCCGGAAAGAATAACTTGTCAAACAGGAAATAGAATATTGACCTTTGATGTAATTGAATTAGGCGAAATATCTCTACCTCGTGGCCGTATACCTACTCGCTTTTCCTTTGAAGGCTTTTTCCCGGGAGAGGCGCGCAAAAACGACCCGATGGTGAAAAGTTGGCGTTCACCCAAAGAACTTGCGGGTATTTTGTCTTTGTGGAGAAATGAAGGGACAAAGCTCCGTCTGCTGGTAACGGAAACACCTATCAACCATGATGTTTATTTTGACGGGGATGGTAGCTTTCAACATGAATGGCGGGGTGGACATGGTGACTGCTGGTATTCTTTGCGCTTTATAGAAGCCCGGGAGATGGTTATTATGGCTGAGACTGAAATCAGACAGGCTCCTACAATGGTTTCAGGCACCACAACATCTAGGCCCGCCCCATCAACACCGAAGACATATACCGTTAAACCCGGGGATACACTTTGGGCAATCGCCAAAAAAACCTTGGGCGATGGCGGGCGTTGGAGGGAAATTTACAACAATAATACTGACGTGATAGGTAAGGACCCTAACCTAATTTTCCCTGGACAAGTTTTGCGGATTGCGTAAAAGGCGGTGGTCAGCGTGATAGACGTTGCAAAAATTAGCTATTCCTTAATGCTGCTTCGGCCTGATGGGCAGAAATTAGATTTGCAACCGGTTACTCGTAGCTTGTCCTGGGAAGAAAATGATGGTGAGCTTGCGGTACGATTGGAGGCAGAGTTGCAGAATACCCAGATGCCGGACGGGAAATGGCTGCACCAACTCATACCGCTGGGCGGCCAGGTATTCCTATATGCCGACTGGGGGAGTGGCCAGCAGGAGATTTTCCGGGGTACCATTTTTGCCTGGGACTACCAGACAGACCCACTGGGGCACTTCTCAATCACGGCTTATGACCAGCTCATCTATCTTATGAAAAGCAAAGACGATCGTTTCTATAAGGCTGGCCAGACGGCAAAGGCGATCATCGAGGATATTGCCAAAGCCTGGGGGATACCTTTGGGGACGATGGAGGGGCCGGATACAGTCCTTGCAAAGCAGGTTTTTAGAGGAGAAACTCTGGCCGACATGATCTACTCTGTGCTTGACCAGGTCAAAAAAAGAGGGGCCGGAAAGTGGATTGTACGAAGCAAACAAGGGAAAATCGATGTCATCAGACCGGGGCAAAATACCCCGGTTTACGTTTTTAGCGCACACACAAACGTGGAAAGCATCGAGGACAGACAGGATATTGAGGACCTGGTTACCCGGGTTAAGATTGTCGGGGCAGAAGACAAAGAAGGCAAAGCACCTGTTGTTGCCCAGTTGGACGGCAGGACGGAATTCGGAACTCTTCAGGAAGTAGTTTATCAGCGCCAGTACGATACTCCAGCAGCGGCTAAAAGTGCAGCTGAGGATATTCTGAGGGAGCGGGGACAGCCAAGGAAGCAGCGGAAAGTACAGGCCCCAGATTTGCCGTTCCTCCGTAAAGGAGACAAAGTGAAAGTTGAGGCCGGTACGCTGATAGGCTACTATATCGTTTCCAGCGTTACACACGATGCAACCAGCCGCACCATGGTAATGGAGGTGGAGGACGTTGGCTAACAGCGGGGCAAGTAAGCTAGCACAAGTGATAGCTGAAAGGATAAGCATCCAAACAACCAGACCAGATGCGCTGGAACTAGGCATAATACAGCCTGACATGAGCCTAAAGATAGACCGGTTTGCCGTGCCAATACCCAAGGGGGAATACCTGATTTCAGAGTGGACGGCAAAACTTATACTGCCTGCATTTTCCTTATTAGGGGTCGAAACCTGTATGGAAGCGGGAGGATTGGTCACTACCGCCGCTTCTGTAGACAGTAGCGGAAGCCCTTTGCCTGGTTCTGTAACAAAGGGGCTTGCGCGATATTCCTTTAACCCTGCGGAGATCAACGAGGTTGCTATCGAAATAAAACCCGAACTCAAGCCCGGTGACCGGGTGCTGGTAGCTTGGGTCAACGATGGGACTGATCCTGTCGTGGTGAGCAAGGTGGTGAACTCTTAATGCCTAACCTTTATCCAGCATTCGAAATGCCTGAAATAGTTGAACAGCAGCAAACCGAACCAGCCCCTAAGTATGGCAAGAGCTGGTTCTTTGATTTTGAGAAAGGTGACTTTGTTGTAGACGGTGCCGGCCGGGTGGCGCAAACCGACGGCCACACTGCTTGGGCTCACTGGTGCGTAAAAGCCATCCTCACAGAGCGGTTTGGCTATTTGGCGTATGGCCCAGGATACGGTTGCGAACTGGGACAGGCAAGGGGACAGCCCTCTCGCCAGGCGGTTGAAGCGGAGTTGGAGCGGGTAATTACTGAGGCCTTGCTTGCAGATCCCAGGACAGAGATGGTCCGGGATTTTTCTTTTGATTGGCAGGGAGATGAAGTAAACGTAGCTTTTACAGCTGTGCCAGTGGTAGGAACGCCAGAGAGAATCGAGGTGAAGCTTAGTGGCTAATCTACCCGAGTACCTAACCGACCAAACAGAAGAAGCAATACGGCAACGGATGCTTGATAGTTTGCCGGCGGATTTGGATAAAAGTGAGGGCTCCTTCGCCTGGGATGTCCTTTCCCCGGCGGCCATCGAGTTAGCCCTTGCCGCTATCTGGGCGCAGGAGGTCCTCCGGCGTGGCTTCGCCAGCACCACCTTCGGCCCCTACTTGGACTTGCGCTGCGAGGAACACGGCATCACCCGACGACAGGCAGTGAAGGCTACCGGTCGGGTAACCTTTACCGGTACCCCAGGCACAATGATCCCCGCCGGTACCTGGGTTAGTACGGCCAGCAGCGAGGCCGCGCCGGCTATCTTTTTCGCTACAAAGAGTGATGCGACTATTGGGGCCGGAGGAACCGTCACCGTGGACATAGAGGCCGTGGAAGCCGGGGCCAGCGGCAATGTGGCCGCCAAGACAATTACCATGCTGGCCCAGCCGGTGGCAGGGGTTACGGCAGTTACCAATGCCAGCGGGACAAGTGGCGGTAGCGATGACGAAGATGATGCTTCCCTTTTAGCTAGATTCCTTGCCAAAGTCCGCAGTCCAGGTACCTCAGGAAACAAAGCTGATTATATTAATTGGGCACTCGAAGTCCCGGGAGTGGGCGGAGTACAAGTGCTTCCCCTCTGGAACGGACCCGGGACAGTAAAAGTTGTTCTGCTTGGGACTGATAAAAAACCGGCAAGCCAAGCTGTTGTTGATGCGGTACAAAATTATATAGCACCTACTGCCGGTACTGGGGAAGGGAAAGCTCCTATCGGAGCGAGCGTCACAGTGGTGGCGGCGACGCCAGTGGGCATCAATGTGACGGCAACTGTGACGCTAACAGGGACAAAGACGCTGGCCGAGATACAGACTTCTTTTCAGGCAGCACTAACCGATTATCTGGCGGAGATCGCGTTTTCCAGTGATCCTACGGTTAGATACGTCAAGATTGGGTCCCTCCTGCTAGACCAGGATGGCGTAAAAGATTACATCAATCTTCAAGTGAACGACGGAACGGCTAATATAGAGATTGCTCAGGACCAAGTAGCGGTGGTAGGGACGGTGACGCTGTCATGAGTTTGGTCACCAGCTCAAAAGGGCAGAGAATGATGGGGTATTTACCGCCTTATTACGCATCGTCCAAAATAATGCAGGCAATTATGCAGGCGGAAGGTCTTGAGTTTGACGCTCTCAATCTGGCTTTAAGCGATATACTGAATCAGTTTTTTGTGAAGACGGCGACGTGGGGTCTGGACATCTGGGAGAAGATGTTGGGTATACCAACGGTGCCGGGCAAGCCGGATGACCAACGCCGAAGCCTGATCATATCGAAGATCAGGGGAATTGGTACGGTAAACGTAGCCCTGATGCATAATATCGCCTCGTCCTACGTTAACGGCGCGATTGAGATCATAGATAGCCCTAATACTTACTCTTTTATAGTCAAGTTCAGTGATGTCCGGGGAGTACCGCCGAACCTGGCGGACCTGCAGGCGGTCATTGAGACAATAAAACCAGCTCACCTGGCAGTTAATTACCAGTTTACTTATACCCTGGTGGGAGACCTGATTAATTGGGGGACAAAGGTAGGTGACCTGATTACAGAAAATGTAACGGTGGGTCAACTGATGACCTGGCAGCCGTAGGGGGGATCTATATGGATTTTGAAATATACTCTGGTGACAGCAAAAACTTGTTGGTATCTGTCACGGATGAAAACAATAACCCCGTAAATATTACTGATGCACAAAGCATAGTCTGGGCACTTATTAATGGCGATAAGGTCATACTTAGAAAAACTTTATCATCGGGGGAAATTACTATTATTGACGGACTGGCTGGCATGTTTAAGATTACCTTGCAATCAGCTGACACGGTGAACCTTGCTGGCCAATACCAGCATGAATGTCGCCTTGTTACCGCGGATGGTGCATCAGGAATTATATTCACCGGCACTCTAACAGTGAACAAAGCGTATATCTAAACTTTGGCAGGTGTATCCAGTGGCAACAACAGTTGGCAATCTAATAAGTTGGGGTATCACGGTTGGCAAATTAATAAGTGAAGGCGTCACCGTAGAACAACTGCCCAGCTGGTCGCCTATTGTGCCATTGGCTGGTAGCATATCAGCAACAGGCGGTGTCACTGGTACACTTCGTAAGCAGGTTGCTATAAATGGTTCTATCTCTGCTATTGGCAATGTATCTGGTACAGTAAAAGTACAGGCAAAACTCACTAGCACAATTTCCGCTGCTAGTACATTATCTGGCGGCCTAAACCTTCAGGCTAAACTAACAGGTTCGATCTCCGCTACAAGCGATTTAAGTGCCCCGCTTAACCGGCTGATACCGACAACCGGAAGTATTTCAGCAACTGCGGCAGTAAACGGTACGGTCACAAAGACAGTGCCGCTAGCAAGCAGCATATCTGCTACTGGAGCGCTAACTGGAGCGATAAACATACACGCTGCCTTAATCAGTACAATTAGTGCTGTTGGGGATACGTCCGGGACGCTGACCAAATGGGCACTGATATGCAGTTTGGTATCTACTACTGGCGGAGCGTCTGGTACGCTGACCAAAAACGTACCGCTGGCTAGTTCGGTTTCATGTGTAAGTGGTTTATCAGGCATAGTCAACTACTACCGATTAGCGGTGGCAGGCACTGTATCTGCCGCTGGTAGCTTGTCTGGGGCCATTAACTTACAGGCCGGGCTAGCGGGTACGGTTGCGGCATCCGGTACATTAACAGCCACATTGACTAAGCAGGTGCCAATCAACGGCACGATTTCTGCTTCTTCGGCCCCAGTATCAGGCATGTTGACCAAAATGGTGCCCTTGCAGGCACCTGTTAGTGCTACGACAGCGGTCAGCGGAGCTCTAAACATAAGCATTCGCCTTACCGGCAGTA